TAGTTCTTTCAGCGTCCATGTATTCATCTATAAGATAAAATTTTTGTTGATCCCAGTCGTATGCTATAACGCACAGCGCTGTTGGATCTTTATATCCAACATCAAGCCCTGCAAATACATCCATTCGACTAGTATCTAACTGACTGAGGTCTGCGACACACTCTTCAAAATTAAAATTCCAAACCTGTCCTTCATAAGTATTAAAATCTGCTAAATATTCTTGTGCAAACTCTGCTGAGGACATTGATCGCTTTGCTTCTATGATGTCTTCATCACTGAAGCGTGGGTTTTCATGATAGGTTGCTCTGATAGAACACCAATCTTTAAATTCATCACTAAACCCTCTGTGATAAAAGTCAGCAAACCAATTATTTCTTCCACGAGGTGTAGAAATAAATACAGCTTTACTGTTGTCTTTGTCTAATGTAGGACGAAGTGCTACATTAAAAGCATCTTTTCCGTCAGCTAGTGCTGCTTCGTCAAAGATTATTAAGTCATAAGATCTACCAACAGTAGAGTCGACTTGATTTACGGAACCCATTCTTATAGTAGATCCGTTAGATAATTCTATTACTTTATCTTTTGCATTATCCTTTGTAACTTCTAAGTCAAAGTGTTTTATTAGTTGTCTTTGTAAGTCAAAAGATATTTGAGATAAAGAGTAGTTAGGTGACATTATTAATATGTTTGATCCTGGCACGAGTGAAACAAGCTGTCCAATGACATTTGCAATATATGTCTTACCCTGCCGTCTAGAAATAGCGGCGCATACAAATCTATATTTTGGGTTGTTTACAGCATTAATTAATGCTTTTTGGGAAGTGTTAGGTGTTATACCTAACAAATCTAAGTATGAGTCTATAGGGAGTTTTATGAATCTATCCGCTGTAGGAAAGTCCATAAAAGTATCACTAAGTATATCTTTTCTACTAATATCTAACATTAGTGAAGCGTTCGTTTAATTGTTTTACCTAATAGAGCTTCTTCGGTTAAAACTCCCTCTTCTTGAGCAATATGTAATAAGTATAAATAACCCATACATATTTCACTCAGTATTTGATCTTCATCTGTGATAAACTTGTCGGCCTCTGCTTTTTTGCTGAGCGAGGACAAAGTGCTACTACAAGTAATAGCAACTCCTTCCAACCAAGCTTCTTTATTGATCATTGATAGACAATACCAAGACCTAATACTTCTGCAGATGCAGCAAATACTTGATCTGTTTTTTCTTTTCTAATGAAGGTGACTTCTCCTGGTGCTAGTGTGAAAGACCCTAGAGTAGTATCTGCAGCATTTGCAACAGTTATCAATCTCATAGAGTTTCCTGAGTTCACAAGTCTAACTTCATTTGAATCGTTAAATGTAGAAGCTGCACCTACACTAGTGCCACACGCTGCTTCAACGTTTATTATCTTGAAAGACATTTATTTCTCCTTTGTACTTTTAGTACTCTTTGCTTTTCGTTTAGCTTTTAACATAGCATCGTGTATATCAACGTCTCCGTCCATATCTGCATCTTTGCCATTTAATATATTCCAAACTTTTGAAGCTATTTCTTTAAATTTATTTACCATTTTACTTTGTTTGCCCAGTAAGCTGCAGACATTTTGCCCTTAGCTATGTTTTTAGCGTGTCTAGCTTTGAAGCTTCTACGCTTTGCTTTCATTCGTGCTGATTCTCCTTTCTTTGGTTTACCAGCGGTTTTTGCTCCCTTTTGTCCAAAACGAATAGTTTTGATTCTATTCCCAACTTTAGCCACAACTATGTGTGACTTAGTTCGGTGTCCGGGCGTACGCTTTGGTTTGTTATATCCTGATACGCCCGCTCTTTTTAATCTAGGATCTCTTTTTCTTGTTGTTCTTCTTACTGCCATTTTTATATCCTGAAGCGTAAATTGCTTTACCCTGTCTTTGGGCTGCCTTCTTGGTTTTGTAAACCTTTCCAGATTTACCCCAGCGGTAGCCTCCTTTAACCTTTCGTACGGGCACGTCTAGCCTTCCTTATTCTTCTAGCTGCAAATGTTTTCACATTAGTTGGCTTTCCACCTACGCCTTGCTTCTTGGCTCGTTTTCTTCGAACTGCTGATCTAATTTGACTCTTTGACATACGGGCAGCTTTTGCGGCAGGTACACATTTAGGGTATTTTCCCTTTTTTGTGCTCGGCCTACCACATTTATGATATCCACCACCCTTTTTAGGTCTACCAATATCAACCCAGTTCTGTTTGAACCACTTACCTAAGCCGCCTCTAGCTGTAGCCATTACTTACCTACCTTTCTCTGAGCAGCTCTATGAGCTTGACCAAAAGTTTTGCCTTTTCTCATCTGTGCTCTCATAAACGACATATGTTTTTTCGTATGATGTTTTGAGTGCCTTCTTAAAGTAGCTTGTTGCCTTTTTGTTAGTTTCTTTGTTGTTGTTCTTTTTCTAGCCACGACGATATCTCCCTCCTCGTTTCTTGTACTCTCGTACTAGCCACGCATTAGCATACGCACTAGGATAGACTGCAAACTTTCTTTTTGTTGCAGCCTTTACCCTGGCGTATAACTTCTTATTAGTAGGAATGTTACGCTTTTTAGTAGAAGCCTTACGACGTCTAGTTGTTCTGCGTCTAACAGCCATGATGACCCCTCATTCCTTTTCTTTTCTTGCCACCACGTTTTTTAGTCTTTTTCTTTTTCTTTGGTTTGTAATGATAAGGCATTTACTCCTCCTTCCAACATGTCCAAGCACCGTAAGCCAGTCCAGCTACTGCCAAGATCTTTGCTAGTCCACCAGTGAATAGCACTAAAGCACAAACAGCAATAATTACTGCTCCGTCCCAAGATGTTCTCTCAGAAACTCTTTCTTTTAACCAATCCATTTATTTCTCCCTATTTTTGGGCATAAATGCCCGATAACAACTATCTTTTACGACGTTTGTTCATTTTTTTCTTACCGTTTTTGCCTTTTCTGCCCTTCTTTTGCTTTGCAAGAATTGCTTTTTGAAGTGCTTTAGGTAATTTTTTCTGTTTTGCTGTTAAAGCCATTATCTCTCCCATTTACCCTTTGGGCATGTTGCCCGTTTTAGCCTTGTTTTAAGTGGCATAAAGCATTTACAAGCTCTACACACCTTAAACTTGTTTAATTGATCACAAGTATTACAAATTTTAAGTCTATTTTTGTGCATCAGGTGAAGTAATAGTCTTATAATAGACTACTACATCTTTTAATTCGGTAATATATCTTTTTAATTCTTGCATATTAACAGACATGAGTTCATAATCAGGTACTGTCATAGCTAGAAAGAGTATTTCTCCTTCTTGTTTTTCGATTCTTGCTAATTGTTCTTCCCAGTTGTCGGGTGTTACCACTATCCATTGAGGCACGCCTAAATTTATCTCTCGAGGCATGACTGGTTGAACAAAAGTTCGTTCAAGTGGTTTAGCTGTAACTTCTACTTGCTTAGTTTTTGGTAGAAGACTGCAGCTGGAGGCCATCATCAAGATTGTCAACGGTATCGCTAAGTTTCTCAATGTCCTCAAATGCGTGTTTAGTTCCATTATTTATTTTCCTTTCCATTTCTACTGGGTTTTCTAGTATTTTTGCTGATAATTTATAGTTTTTTATAAAATCAGAATACCTATTTAACTCTCTTTGAGCCGCTTGGCTTTTAAGTGTTTGTTCTTGCAACTGAGAAGTCTGAAGCGAGAAGTCGTTTTGTAAGCTTTCTAATGCTGCTTCTTGAGTTGCGATAGCACCTTCAAGTGCTAAGTTGTTTGCTGCGAGAGTTTTGTTCTCGCTATAAAAATAATAAGTAGCTACACTAAGTACTAAAATTATTGCTATAAAAAATTGATTCATAATTCTTCTATCCTGTAGTTGAGTCCTTCTGCTCCACTAATTTCTACTAAGTCTCCATCATGTGTTCTGAATTTTAAAAGTTTTGGGGTCTTTTTATAAAACTTTTTAACAATATATTCTTGGTCATCTTGGTCTCCCCAAGTATCATTATAGCTAACTACTAGAGTGTACCGTGGAAATATCTTTGATATAAACCAGAGCCAATACTGTTTAATCTTCTCCATTGCCGCTCAGTTTTTTAAGTCCTGCTTTTGCGTCTTCTTCTGAGTGATATCCACACTCTCCACCTTTCCATTTGAAAAACCACATTCCGTCTTTTTCAAAAATAAAACCATCGTCATACGTTGGTGCTTTCATTGTGCTTTCTGGTGCTTTCATATCTTTTTTAATGTAATCATTTATCATTGTGGGCCTCCATTATGTTGCCTCTGTGCTTTTTTCTGCTCCCAGTGTTCGATTGCTTTCTTTATGCCTGATTCAGCTAAAACTGAGCAATGCAACTTGATGGGAGGTAATTCAAGAACATCTGCTATGTCCTTATCTTTTATTTGTTTTGCTTCTGTTATAGTTTTGCCTTTTAACATTTCTACAAACATTGTAGAAGAAGCGATTGCTGAACCACAACCATAAGTCTTAAACTTAACATCTAGTATTCTATCGTTATCGTCTAATTTTAGGTCTAGTTTCATTACGTCGCCACAGGCTGGTGCTCCTACCATTCCTGTTGCTACCATTGGGTCTTTTGGATCAAATCTGCCGACTGAGTGTGCGGCAGGGTTGTTTAGGACGCTTTCGAATCTTTCAACAACCTTGCGCGAGTATGCCATTAGAATTTATAAAATAATCCTAGTGAAGCATTGTCCATGAATTGGTCTTGTTTTGCATCTTCTGTCATGTAGAAAGATACTTCCCAGTTACCCCAGTCTTTTACCATGCTTAATGCCCAGAAATCATTTTCTGAATCAAACATTCCATAGTTTACAGATACGTCCATAAACTTGACGAAAGGTAATTTTAATCCCATTTCCATATAGTCTTTATCTGAATCTTCCATGTCAACATAGTATGCGACTGAAATATTTTTTAGATTTACTTTAGCGAACAATTCTTCGACATCATCGTAGCCTTTATCCCAGTTATATTGGATAACACCCACATCTAATGAAAACTTGTCAGATACCATAAGTTCGTATCCTAAGTACAAGTCCATTTCATATGTAGCTTCGTCTCCAAAATCAACTTCTGAAGCCCAAACACCACCATATAGGCCACCTTTACTAACTTCTAACTTACCTGACATAGCTGCATTACCTGAAGTTTGGCTTACGCCTCTCCAAATGTAATCTGAGCTATAACCTAAGTAACCATCAACGCCTGCAAAAGCTGGCAAAGTGACTACTCCAAGTAATAATGCTAATAATTTATTTTTCATATGTCTTTCCTTTCTAACTGTGCATCATAAAGATGCTGACAAGTATACCTACGGTGCCCACAATAATAGTACCACTTGCTGCGATAGCTATAGACTCTAAACGACCGATACTAGTATCTAAATCGTCAAGCCTAGCAAAACAAGTCTTCCAGCGTTCATCACACATTACTTCATGTGTTGACATTCTCTTGTCAAGTTCTACTATATCTTTAGAGTTCTGCGTAGTTTCCGTAGCCATGTAAGTTGTCTCAGTTCTTTGAATTAAAATTCTATTAAGTATAATTATAGCAAAATCTTAGCAAGATGTCAAGAGTTATTTTTGTATGGTGTATATTTTAACTGGTTCGGATTTACCTTTTACAGTTACCTCATCTAAAAACTCATAATCAAAACCATCTACCAAACTATATTCTGATATAATTAAATCGGTATCATAGGTTTTGCAAGAGCTTTCTAACCGTGCTGCCAGATTGACAGCATCGCCAAGAACACTATAATCAAAACGGTTACTGGAGCCAAAATTTCCCACCACGCACGGACCGCTGTTGATTCCAGCTCCCGTATTAATTTGTTCCAAGCCTTCCTGTCTGAGCTTTTCATTTAGTTCTCCTAATGCGACTCTCATTTCAAGTACGCATTCTGTGGCTTTTCTTTCTTGGTCTTCTATGTCTAGCGGGGCATTCCAAAAAGCCATAATACAGTCACCCATGTACTTATCTATTGTACCACCATGTTTTAAAATTATCTCGGTCTGGTTGTCTAAAAATCGATTTATAAGAGTTGTAAGTCCTTGCGGATTCTTTTGGTATTTTTCAGAAATCGGTGTAAATCCTCGAATATCAGAAAATAAAAATGTTAGTCGTTTTGTCTCCCCACCCAATCTCAGCAATGATGGGTCTTTTTGTAATTTTTTAACCAAGTCTGGGGATACATATGTCCCGAATTGTTTTTTAATTTCCATTCTCATGAAATACTGCTGAATAAAA